CAAACGGTGCCTTGCATGAGCACCGATGTATCAGTCATATGAATAGATTTACCTCCTCAAGCAGGGTAGCCCGCCAGTCTACTCTGCGAACGCCCTCCATGAGAGGGCAGTAGAAAAAGCCGAAAACCCGCAAAAGCTCCAACTCCTTAAGTATATCTCACAAACCCAATGGGCATACAAGGACGAGGAGCAAACTAATAAAGGAGTATTTCAGAATATAAGAAAGGTAGGTGATGCTTCCGTATGAGTACTAAGATTGTAAATAAATATAAGCCACAACCTATGCAGGAAGTACTACATCGTTGTAAGGCAAACGAAGTGCTCTACGGAGGTTGACGCAGCTGGTGGAGGTAAGAGTGCTGCGTTGAGGCAGGAAGTATTAGACTGGGCTATGCGTATCCCGGGCTTACAGTGTTATCTATTTAGACGTACATATCCTGAATTAGAGAAGAATCATATTATTCCGTCATTGAATGAGTTTCCTAAAGGGGTAGGAGTATTCAAGAAACAAGATAAGAGGTGGGAATTGAAGAATGGTTCTATGATCCATTTTTGTCATTCGCAATACGAGTCTGACATCTACCAGTATCAAGGAGCTGAGATACACCTACTCGGGATTGATGAACTCACAACTTTTACTGAGCTTATGTACGATTACTTAAGAAGTAGAGTCCGTTGTACCCTACCTATACCAGATAGACTAAATCATAAGATCCCAGGGATAGTTTGTTGTTCTAATCCAGGCGGAATAGGGCATGAATTTGCTAAGCGTAGATGGGTAGATTTTGCTAAGCCGTTAGAGTACAAGAGGACTACTGAGAACGAAGGCGGGATGTTAAGGTGTTATATCCCCGCGAAAGTTACAGACAACCCTATATTGATGAAGAGAGACCCTGGTTATGTTAGTCGTCTGAAAGCGCTGCCAGAGCCTTTTCGAACCGCTTACCTTGAGGGAGACTGGGAGTTGTTCATGGGAGCAGCTTTCAATTTCAATGTGCCTCAGCATGTATGCAGACCAAGACCCATACCACAGTATGTGCCTATTTATATGACTCTTGACTGGGGTTACCAGGCACCATCAGCGGTCCTTTGGTTCTGGATGGATAACGATAGTAGATTATATTTATTTCATGAATGGTATACATGGAATGGAACTCCTAATCAGGGGCTTAGACTGACAGATAGTGAATTAGCGGGGGGTATCAAAGAGAGGGAAAGACAGCTAGGATTGAATCCAGCAAACATACAGAGACTCTGCGACCCTACCTGTTTCAATAAGAAACCTGATTATAAGGGCGGAGGCCAAGGACCTTCAACTTACGAAGTATTTCTTAAACATGATCTGACTCTGATGCCTGGAGATGCTAATAGGAAGTTGAAGATCAGACAGTTCCATGAGAGACTACGCGTACCAGAAGATGGTACCTTACCTATGTTTCAGGTCTATCCTGAGTGTGAGAATTTCATTAGAACAATACCATTGATGCAGACAGACCCCAAGAGGATAGAAGATATTGTAACGGTCGGGGTAGAAGATCATATTTATGATTCAGCCTGTCACGCATTTATGGCTAGACCGATAGGAGTTCATGACGAGGAGTCAAGAGCAGCAGCAGAAGAGGAAGCAAGAGAAGTGGAATTATCCAAGTTAGACGACACCTCAAGAGCTGCGTCTGAATCAATAAGACGAGCATGGGAAGAAGCTCAAGAAGAACAACAATACGATGATCTTTGGAGATAAAAAATGCCAGCAGATGCAAATGTATCAAGAATAGCCTATATGGCTTATAGAAAGAAAATGATAAGCGCTGGTGACATACCAGATACTTTTAGTGTATGGAAGCAAAAACAATTAGGTAAGTAAAGGAGAAGGTATAATGGATTTAGTATTAATAGGAACACTTATGGCTGTGATTATTTATCAAGGAGTAATGAATCATCTACAGCACCGTCAGATACAAACACTAATAAACAAGGTGATGTCTAGAGATTATACTGATTATACAACTAATCAAGCTTATCAAATGAAAGCAAAGATAGCACCAACATTAGAAGAAGCTGTAGAAGAATACAGAAATAGAGAAACTTATTTACCCGTCACATAATAGGAGCTGATAATGGCTAAACAAAAACCAGAGTATGATGCTCTGACTCTCATGACTGATATATTCAATGATAGGCGTAGTGACTATACCCGTCAGATGAATGAGCGTATATGGTTTAGAAATATACTATATTACATGGGAGACCAGTGGCTAGAGTGGTGGAAAGACCAGGGCACCTTCAAGAAGAGAGCTAGACAGTCGTATGTACCTACCCCCGTCGCCAACAAGATTAGGGACGCTTGTAAATCTGAAAGGGCTCTCATACTAAATAAAAACTATGTACCAAGAGTATGGCCTAACTCTAATGAGCCAGAAGATAGGGAAGCTGCCAGGATAGCACAGATGGTGCTAACTGATATGGATCTTCGTAATGATGAAGAGTTTTCTGATGAGAGGGAATCTTTAGTAGATGCTATTCTATTATTTGGTACAGCCTTCATGAGAACCTTTCCTGACTTGGACAGAGGCGAATATGGAGTAGATAAGAACGGGGATCTTATCAAATCAGGAGAAGTTGTATCTGAAGCTCTTTCCCCTTTCAATGTAGTTACTGATCCTTTATTTCCTAAACTACGACAAATGAGATATACAGGAGTTCATACTCTCAAACTAAAAGAATGGATAGAGGATACTTTTGAAACCAAAATAGTAGGGGAAGCCCGTAGAGATGAACTACAGTATAATCAGACTTTACTAAAGTATATTAGTAATGTTAGTTCTTGGAAAGGAACTGGTTTAGTTACAGCTGGTTATGAAACAGAATATAATAAACTAGCAGAGTTTAAAGAACTAGAATTTAAACCCACCAAAACGTATCCTCGTGGTAGATATATAGTTATGGCTAATGATCAAATATTACTTGATGTAGATAGACTACCTATGCCAGGAGAAGAGAAGAAGGGTGAGTGGTACTACACTATAACTGATTTTCACTATAACAAAATACCAGCCAAGTTCTGGTCGGATGCTTTTGTAAATGATTTACTATCCCCTCAAGATCAAGTAAACTCTATAGATCAATCTCTAGAGATGAATAGACGAAGTGTTGGAAGACCAAGAGTATCATGGCCTACAGGTTCTAAACTCACTAGAAAGAACGAGCAGGGTGAAGCCTTTATAGCCATTGAATATGACCCCCGACTTTCTGGTGGTGTAGCACCTAAGTTTGAGAACGGAGTTCAACTTGGAAACCAAGTATTAACTGAGAGAGCCATACACGAAGGGACCATACAGGACTCATCAGGTAACGTGAACAATGTTCTGAGAGGACAAGCTCCTACGTCTGATGCGTCTGGTGTGTTGGTAGAACAGCTACAGGAAACAGCAGAGGCATCTCATGGACCTGATATAACCAGAATCTATAGAGGTATAGGAACAGTTCATAGAAAGAGACTGATACTAGCCAAAGAACTTTACACAGAAAAAAGAATAATCAAGGTAGTAGGTCCTGATAAAGAAATCTCAATCAAGAACTTCAGAGGTGCGGACCTTAGAAATAATACCGATGTCAGAATGGAACTTGCATCAGGAATATTTAGAACTAAAGCGAGTGAAGCGAATGCATTGTTAACTCTAGTCCAGCAGGGATTGGTAGGAACAGACCCTGTAACTAGAGGACAAGTATTTAGAAAGTTAGGAATGTCAGATCTAGTAGGAGATGATCCTAATGTACACGTTAAACGAGCTGAAAAAGAAGAAGTTAAAATTGCAGCAGGCGAGGTTGAAGGTATATTTGTTACGGCGCCGGATCCTGAAACTGGTCAATTCCAATTTTCACCTGATGCGCAGGTTGCCATAAATGATCCTTTCTTTAAGTTTGACGACCATAAAATTCATTTAGATTCTCATACAAGGTTTATTCTAAGTGATAACTTCAAGGATGTACCAGCTGAAGCGGGAGTAATCTTTATGGCGCATACTGAAATACATAAGATGATAATGGAAGCAGATGCTAAGAATGCTCAGATGGAAGCCGTACACATGCAAGCAGCGATGGCTGAGGCAAATAATCCGCCTAAGTATGTAGAAGAACCAGAAGCCCCACCATTAGTACCAGAACAAGGAGGGATGGTCTAATGCCAGAAGATTTTGAAAAATGTGTAAGAGAAGGTGGTAGAGTAAGAACTAAGAAGCTAGGAGAT